TTGAAAGAGAATAGAGAGTTGAACAAAGGGATGAAACCTAAGTATACAGGCAAGGACATGACTCCAGTAATGATGGTAAAGCAATACGAGAAGTCTGCTGCCCAGAAAAAGCTAGACAAGCCAACTGAAGCAAAAAGAATTTTAGGAGTATTCTCAATGAAGAAAAAATGAGTGTAGCCGTCAAGACAAAACCTGCATTGTGGGAATCAGCCAAACAGGAAGCTAAAAGCAGAATGGGCGGCAAGCATTCTGCTAGAGCAATGCAGTTAGCGGTTTCAATATATAAGAAGAAGGGCGGAGGTTACAAGGGGGCGAAGAGTGAGTCTAATAAATTGTCAAAGTGGGGTAAGCAGGATTGGAAAACATCTTCCGGAAAGCCTTCGGAGGGTAAAAGAAGGTACTTACCCGGTAAGGCATGGTCAGCACTATCAGCGGCTCAAAAAGCTGCTACCAATAGAGCAAAGGCTAAAGGGGGTAAAGAGGGGAAACAGTTTGTTGCACAGCCTAAGTCGGTAGCTGACATAACTAAAAAGTATAGGTAATGTGTGCAATACACTATATAGAACTTGACGAGGAAGGGTTTTGTAGTATCTGTTTACAAGAAAGCAATAAATAAATATGAAAAACGTCAACCACTATTTAAAAGATGGGACTAAATGGAGCGGAGCCACGCACAAAGCTGTTGGAAAGGCTATGACTGGCAAAACACATACTGCCACAAGTAAGCCGCTATTTCACTTAAAAGAATTAGGCGTTAAAAAAAATAATATCAAAAAGTAATGGCAAAGGTAAAAATGAAGAAGCCGATTGAGTACAATACAATTGTACCAAGGCCTAAAGACAGAACGCAGAAAGGGCAGCTGATTGTTGGAAAACAATTCGTAGTTAAGCCTGTTGCTAAGACAAAGTAAGCGCACCAAACACACAAACCATGAGAGCAAAACGCAAACATCTAATTGTAAAGGCGAACCCGGAACAGAAGGAGTCGCATGAAATCCAAATGCCAGACGGCAGTACAATCAGCATTTATTTAGGAAGGAAGTTTGGAGAGAACAACAGAGAAGTCTACCCAAACGTGTGTGAAATTATCAGCGTTGGGGATGAGGTAACTGGGGTTTCTGTAGGAGACAAAATAATTCTGCACCACAACATCATTACAAACGAAGCTACCCACATCAAAAAAGAAGACGGGTATGTTTACATGGGCATACCAGCAGACGGACTGGTTTACGCAAAAATTCAAGAAGACGGAACGCTGATTCCACTATTCAGAAACCTTATAGGAGAGAGAATTGTTAAAGAAAAAGTCTCCCAATTTGAGTACGAAGACAAGACTGAACAGCACAAGTTCAAGGTTCTTGCAGTACCAGAAGACTACTCTGACGCATTAGCAGGGGACACAATACTAGCATATAAGTACTCCGACTATGAAATGGTTTACCATCACAACAACAAGGAATGTAGGGCTATAAGAATAGCTGCTGATGACATCCTTGGAATATTCAACTAACATGGAAGAGAAAATAAAACAGCTTGAGCAGGAGATTCTTCTGTACAAGCAGGATGGTATGCACGCTTTATACTTTTCCTTAAATCGTAAAATGAACGAGTTGGCATCTTCCATGAATGGTTTTACCCTTGATTTTAAAAGTGACGACAAATCTTTTGACAGGTTCCAGAAAGTCACAGGTTCGGTAAAAGACATGGTAGAATCAGCTGCTTGGCTAAGGAATAACTACATGAAAATGTCTGAAGAAGAAGCAAGAGAGGCTGAAAAGAAGGGAATACCACTTATTGAATTACTCGCTAAAGGCAATAAGAAATGAGCGTAGGAAGAAAAATAAGCCACAAGGGGTTAGACTTAAAGTTCACCATAGACACCAGCGCTCTTGTTGACAAAATAAAAGACCAGTATAAGCCTGTGGTTGACAACCTCAAGAAGCTTCTGGCCAAAAGAGACGAGTACATTTGTCGTATTCATAGAATGACTAAAGACCCGGACACTACCATATTCATGTTTACAAATGGACTAAGGGTTGCGAGAAAGGCTAGGAAAGCTTACGGGTACAGCGAAAAACAATACATGGCACTTTCCTTTATGTCTAGTACTAATATGTGCAGGGAAGAGTACCTTTCAAGGTTCTTAAATAAAATAGGTTATTCAAAAATAACCAAAATGGAGCTAGAGCATTTGGTTCTGGATGGGCGAATCGTTAAACTACAAAGACAATACTACGCCATTACAGACAAAGGTAAAAGTATAGTTAACTTAATATACGCAGCGTACAGGCAAGACTTGGACTTTTACATAAAGAATAAGAAAGTTCCTAGAAAGACTTCAATAAAGAACAACCCCGTTAAATACACAGAGGAAGAAAGAGAAAGACGTTCTAAAGCGTACAAGCTGATGATGCGTCCATTCTGGGATGGAGGGTACAAGGTTATGCCAAAGGACAGGGACATGAGGGTTAAGTACCTTCTTGGATGGATTGAAAAAAAGAAGGCTGATGGATTCTTTATAGATGATGTATACATGAGACTAGTTGAGAAGTGGAGCGGCAATCCTACTCCAGTAAAGCTATAGTCGGCTAAATAAACTATATTTGTCCTTATAAACGGAATAATATGCAGTTCTCAAGTATGGAAGAACTCCTAAGTATGTCTATAGACGCACCTTCAAAGAAAAGAAGGATGGAGTACGGATTAAAAGTAGCGCAAGGTATATTTAATTCAGCTGATAGGAATACCGATGGGTATTACGGAAAGCGCTATAGGCAATGGAGAGCCAACAGAGACTTTAGCTATGGTACAAATAGCATGAAGGAGTTCATGGACTTGATGCGTATTGAGGGAAATCAATCCTATATTAATCTTGACTGGACACCTATTAAGATTGCGCCAAAATTTGTAGAAATACTTCTTGGTGGATTTATGAATAGGAAAGAGGTTCCTTCTGTTACTGCTGTTGACGACATGAGTACCAGCGCTAAGGAAGAAGAGAAGCAGGAAGCTAAGTTCCGCATGGAAAATAAGGAAAAAATCATGCAGATTGAGGCCGAGATGGGCGAGAAAATAGAAACCCAGAAGTATATTCCAGAAGACGAAGATGATTTGGCATTGTATTTTGACATGGAATACAGGCTTCCAGAAGAAATATTGTTTGAGCAACGCATTAAGAAGGTTTTTGACAACAACGACTATCCCGTAATGAAGCGCAAGATTCTAAGGGATTTAATTGACTGCAACTTTGCTTGGACTAAGCTTAGTTACGACCCGAATGACAACATAAAAATCAGCATACCGAAGCCAGACAACATGATTTATAACGTGTTTGAGTCTGACAGCGGTAGGGATATTTCATACGTTGGGGAAGTCTACCCAATGAAACTTTCTGTACTTAGACGCAAGTACAATGTTGACGAAGAAACTTTGTTCAAATTGGCTCAAAAGGCCTCAAGAGAACTAAAAAGAAGCGAGAATCTGTATTGGAAGGACTCATATAGGCATACAGAGATTCGCCCCTATGACGATTACTCCGTTCTAATCTTTGACTTTGAAGTTAAAAGCGTAGACGTAGAATACTCGGTAAAGACTGAAAACAAGTTTGGGAATATGCTGCTTGTCCCAAAACAAGGCAAGCCAGTAGCTCCTAAAGGACAAGACATTGTGGGAGAGGTTATTGAAACAAAAAGGATGAACATATACCAAGGAATTTGGGTATGCGACACCGACATCATGCTGAAGTGGGAAATTAGTCCTAATCAAATTAGGCCTTACCAGAACGGAGTTGATGTATTTTTCTCTTATTCAGTCATCAGCCCTAACGCAACAGGTTCTCTAATTCCGTCAATGATTGAAAGGGCGCTTGGCCCAATAAGGCAAATGGTTTTGATTCGCCTTAAAATGCAGCAATTGATTGCTACAATGAGGCCAGATGGCTACATGATTGACATTTCTGGATTAAGGGATGTTGACTTGGGGCTTGGAGATTCAGTAGAGCCGCTGAAGCTGATGAAGATTTGGGACCAGACTGGTAGGGTGTATTATGACTCTACTGGAGATGATGGAGAAAGAAAGGCTCCTCCCATTACTCCGTTGCCGTCCAACCAGAACGTTTCAATGCTAAATACGCTTGTCTCTCAATATAACTTTGAGTTAGAGAGAATGAGGGAAGAGATGGGTATTTCTGAATACAGAGATGGTTCATCAATACCAGCAAAGACTGGACTTGGCGTAATGCAGCAGCAGGTTCAATCCTCTAATAACGCAACAGAGTACATCTATCAATCTTGCGTACATCTTCTTGAAGAGACTGGAATGAAGATTTCTATGATGCTTTGGGATTCAATAGTCCTAAAAGCTAAGAAATTTAAGGAGTTTGAGGGTTACGAGATGAGTCTTCTTGACATGACTTTTGACGTTAGGGTTAACATGATTAATGACGACCAGAGCCGAGCTGAATTGTCCCAACTAATGAATACTGCTCTTGCTGCTGGAATGATTACTTACGAGCAAGCTTTTAAAATTAAGAATATTGAGGATGTTAAACTTGCCGAGTTGTACTTGGCAAGGAGTATGAAGAAGGCTAAAAAAGAAGCGCAAGAGACTGCACAACAGAACGCCCAGATGAACGCACAGGTTCAGCAAGAATCAGCTGCCGCTAAGGCGCAGGGAGATGCACAGCTGGAGCAAATGATGGCAGAAAGCAAGATTGCGGTCAATAGAAGCAAGAATGACGGAGACAAAGAAATAGAATTAATTAAGTTTGCTACCGCAATGTACACTTCGGTAGTAGGTAAAGGAATTGAGCTTCCTGCCGAAATTAAACAATTTGCTGACACCATTTTAGGCAACGCTATTCAGCCACAAATGCAAGAGCAAGCAGCTCAACAAGCTGCGGCGGAGCAGCAAATGATGGCAGAAGAGCAAGGAGTTCCAATGGAAGAGCAGGTCGCA